CTAACATTGACTTTCAGTGGGGTAGTGGAAGTGTCCTTGGTGGTCCTTCAGAAGACGTTATTGTAAGATTTACTGGGTCTATTCTTAGTAATACTACCCAAAATATTTCATTTTTAGCAGAAGCAGACGACGGAACCAGACTTTATCTTGATGGTAATTTAATAACAGATGACTGGGTTGATAAGGGTGGTGGTGGAACTATTAGTGCCCCAGTATCTTTTACAGCAGGAGTACCTAAAACTATAGAGTTAATGTACTACGAAAATGGTGGTGGAGCTTGGGTTAGCCTTGCCTGGGATCAGTCTGGCTCAATGCAAATTATTCCCCCATCAGCTTTTACCTCACAAGCAGCCCCAGTAGTTAAAACAATAGGGCCACCAAGAAATTTAACAGTAGTAGATGGGTCAACTTCAACAGTTCTAGACTGGGATGCACCAGAGACTGGCAACACTCAGCCAGAAAGGTATGCAATAAGTTTTAATTGTTCTGGGTGTAACGGATGGGGAATTGCAACTGGAAATGTTGGTGGACCTAATTCTTTAAACACAACAATAACAATTGATCACTCACTACTTGAAAGTTTAATGCCAAGCGGAACTGTTTGGTCATTTCATATTAGATCAGATAATGATACATTAGCCCTATACTCTGTAAACTCAAATGTTGTTACACTTAAAATTGGAAAGACTGCAGAAGAAATTGCTGCAGAACAGGCAGCAGCTCAAGCAACTGCCGCAGCCGAAGCCGCCATTGCCGCAGCTACTGCAGAAGTAGCACGACTAGCTGAGGTAGCAAGATTAGCAGAAGTAGCAAGACTAGCTGAAGTAGAAAGACTTGCTGAGGTTGCAAGACTAGCAGAAGTTGCCAGAATAGCAGAAGAAGCAAGATTGGCTGAAGTAGCAAGACTTCAAGCAGAGGCTGCTCAAGTATTGGCTGCACAGCAAGAAGCTGCAAGAATAGCAGCCATTACTGCAGAAGTAGCAAGACTTGCAGAAGTTGCTAGACTTGCAGAAGTTGCTAGGTTAGCAGAGATAGAAAGGCTTGCAGAGATTGCTAGGTTAGCAGAAGCAGCAAGATTGGTAGAGGTGGCAAGGCTTGCAGAGGTAGCAAGATTAGAAGAAGCTGCCAGACTAGCAGAAGCAGAAAGACTTGAGGCTGAAAGAATTGCAGCAGAGATTGAGGCTGCTCGTATAGCAGCAGAGGCTGAAGCTGCAAGGATAGCAGAAGAGGTTGAGGCTGCTAGAATCGCAGCAGAAGAAGCAGCCCAAGCAGAGGCTGACAGAATTGCAGCGGAAGAAGCAGCAGCAGAAGAAGAAAGAGTTAAAGCGGAAGCAGAAGCAAAAGCAGAGGCTGATCGCATAGAAGCAGAAATTGAAGCAGCAAGAATTCAAGCAGAGATAGAAGCCCAAGCAGAAGCAGATCGTATTGCAGAAGAAGTTAAAGCAGCAGAAGAAAAAGCAAAAGCGGAAGCAATAAGACAAGCAGAAGAAGAAAGACTTGCTGCAGAAGCTGCTGCAAAGGCTGAAGAGGAAAGAATAGCTGCTGAGGAAAAAGCAAGGCTTGCAGAAGAAGCCAGAGCCAAAGCAGAAGCAGATGCTAAAGCAGTAGAAGAAGCCAAACAAGAGGCAGCAGCCAAAGCTAAAGAAGAGGCACGTTTAGAAGCAGAAAGAGTTGCTGCAGAAAAAGCAAAGAATGAAACAACTAAAGAAGAAGTTAAAGAAGCAGTAGCAGCAGTAATTACTGGTAATACTATTACTCAGGCACAAGCTAATGAAGTTGTTAATGCTTTAATGGCTGATGGAAATGTTAGTAAGGCTGAGGTTGCTAATCTTGTAGAAGTATTGACTGCCGATGGCGGTAAGTTAAATGAATCAGAAAAGTCATTAGTTGCAGACGCTCTTGTTGCACAAGCAGATGGAGAAGCTCTAAGTTCTGAGCAAATTAAAGATTCTGGAATTGAGTATAAAGATCTTCCAAAAGAAACTCCTATTGATGTAAGAACAGATGAGCAAGGAAATGCAGTTGTTATTACTGCAGAAGTAGCAGCACAAGTTGAACTATTACAAGATCCAGCAGCATTGCTTCAAGAAGCATTCTCAGATCCTGGAGCAGCTTTAGCAGCACTTGGAAGTATTGGTGCTGATATGTCAACAGAAGAAAGAGAAGAAGCAACAGATATGGTTGTTGCAACAGTCGTGGCAGCAGGAGCAGCTATTAATGCAGCAGCTGTAGCTGCGGGTGGAGCAACGGGTGGAAGTACGGGTGGTGGAAGTTCTGGTGGAGGATCTAACTCGCCAGCATCGAGAGGAGGAAGAAGATGGTAAGAATAGTAAAAAATATCCTAAAGGATATGGTAGACCAGGCATGGACTCTCCTTGGAATGTTTATAGCCTGGGTAGTTTTGGACGGTAGTGCTAAGACAATTGTTGGATATGGAATCATGGCAACAACAACCCTATGGATACTAACTAGTCCAATTAGAAACAAGGAGGAATAAAATGGCAACCAGAAAAACAGTAGTAGAACCCCCTAAAAAAGAACACCCACAAAAAGCAATAACCAATATTCTTATGAGAATTTTAGCGGTATTCGCAGCATCAGGACTATCAGTCTTAGGAGCAGGAGCAGTAGTAGGAATTGATACTATGCAGGCTGTATTCTTAGCAGGACTATTAGGCGTAGCCACAGTTATTGAAAGACTGGCAAGAGCTTTTTTGGACGATGGAAAGCTTACATTAGCAGAGATTAATGAAGCCTTTAAATCAGTAGACAAAAAGGCTAGTTAGTCATATTTGGCCTTTGTTGACAGCCCTCCCTAGGGATGATATACTTAGATATATCTAATTGGGGAGGGTTTTGTCATGACTTGTATCGCTGTTGTACGCCATGAAAATAAAATATATATGGCTGGAGATCGTGGTGCATCAGACGATGGTACTATTCTAGCATTGACTGCCCCTAAAGTTTGGAAGCTTGGTCCCTACTTAATTGGGTATGCTGGGTCTATGGATGGTGAAAGACTTCGCTATAATTTTAATCCAGATATTCCAGATCTTCGTGACACAGATAAGTTTATGCAAACCAAATTTATCAAACAACTTAAAAAGTTTTATACAGACTGGTGGGTTGATACAGGTAAAGATTCAGACTTTGGTTTGATAATTGCAGTTAAAGGACAGATCTACGAACATAGTTCTTCAGATATGTCTTTATCAAAGTATGAAGTAGACTACCTTGCTATGGGATCTGGAGCAGAATATGCTTATGGTGCACTTCATGCTACAGAAAAAATTAAAGATCCACGTAGACGATTACAGTCAGCTGTTGGAGCAGCAATAAAATTTTCTCCAACCTGTATGGGTCCAATCGATATCGTAAGCGTTTAGGAGAGTCATGATAAAAGACGAAGATAAATTTGAATTTGATATTTGGATGAACAATGGAATTGATAGAGGATGGATATCTCCTGTGTTTTGTAATACACATGAAGGAGATCCATACATGACAGATGAAGAGATGCAAGAGTGGGAAGATGGCGGAGACCCATGCATGTTTGTATTTAAACTTAAAGACCACTAATATATGATATAATTATTAGATACCTGCTCGAATGAGGGGTATATTAACTTATTCGCTTGAAAGGGGAATAAAATGGTAAATAGTTTCACAATGGATCTTTTCAATGATCCTTTTTTTATTGGCTTTAACAGAGAGTTAAGCCGTTTAAACAATGCACATAAAGTAAATTCAAACTCATATCCTCCTTATGATCTTCTTAAACTAGATGAAGATACATATAGAATTTCATTAGCTATTGCTGGATTTTCAAAGGAAGATATTGATGTATCTGTAGACAATGGGACCCTTGTTATTAAGGGTGAAATTGTAGAAGTAACTGACGCAGAAGTAATTCATAAAGGTATTGCAGGTCGTAAATTCACACGATCATTTGCCCTTGGCGAATATATGGAAGTAACTTCTGCTGAAATTAAGGATGGCATGCTTCATATTAATGTAGATCGTGTTGTTCCTGAAGAAAAGAAACCAAAAACAATTAAAATCAAGTAGTACAATATAAATGTCCCCACACAGGACCTTAGTGATGGATTAGTTACCCATTTACATAACCTGGGCCATCGTGCCTGAATTACCTGTGTGGGGCATTACATTTTAGGTGTATAATAATAACAACATGTCAGAGAAAGAATTAGCAGTTTATAATAAACAGCAATTCAAAAAGCGTCTGAAAGAAATTAAAGAGGCTAGTGGTTGTGTTGACTGTGGAGAGTCTAATCATAT